AACAATAGACTGTTTGATGCTGTATCCCTTTAGAAAGCAAAGATCGCAGTTGCTCAGAGTGTTAACGCCTGCTGGCGGCATTGCTAAATCAAAGGGCTGCGCGTTCCAGAACTCTTTTATGTCTGTTTCTGTTACGCCATCATCAGCCATAGGCACTGCGTAGTTATCCTTTGTACGCATCTTAGCGGCACGTCTAGGCTCATCTGCGCGTATGCCAACGACTGTCAAAAAATCGTCACCCCCCATGTAACGCTCTATTGTCAGCACCTTTAACTCGCTGGTGCAAAACCTAGCGACCATGTTTGGCAGGTAGTTCTTATCCTCTATCAACTGAGCAAATGGTTCGCCTTCCCTGCTTGCTGTGTTGTAATCAACCTCCATAAACTGCTTCTTGCCTGTGTACTCTAGCCAGGTTATGACTACGCCCCAGTTATCAGCAACAGCTTTTACAAAGTCGAGAGTTTGCGGCATCTCTTTGCCAGTGTTGGCGAAGACAACTTCTACATACGGAGGCAGTTTAAAGTCGTGCGCCTCCAGTATTCTGTATAACATGTAGGCTGACGATCTACCGCCACTAAAGCTAATGACTGCTGGCTCATCTATTAAGTAAGGATTCATAGCTTCCTCCGTAACCACTTTGCCATCAGCACTTCTTCTTTGGTTTCGCAGCGAGGCAGTCTTAACCGCATCTCTCTTTGCCTCTTGGTGGCACCGCGACAGTTATCAAAAGGCTTATCCTGTTTTGGTCGGACAGCGTTGTCAGTGGCAACCCGTGTGCCCTTCGGGTAATCAATCATCTCTCTTTGGATACGCCCTTTGATTGCATCGCCAGACACGCCAGCAGCGTTGCCTAGTTCTCGATACGTATAGTATTCACCGTTAACTAAGTTTTTGTTTTCATGACCGATGTATTTGATGAGGGTAGCATTGCGGTTACGGTGGTTCTTGTTGCCGCCATAGTTCTGGTACCCCATGCAATCGTTTGACTGTTTCATAATAATTCCTCATTCAGCCCATGATCTATCAACCAGCTTGTCCATCACGGACACACCTTTGATAGAATCAGGGTCAGTTCTCTTTTGTGTTTGTTGATCAAGAACTTCATCTTCCCAACGCTTTTGGTTCAGATATGTACTAGCATGGAGGATGTATGACTGGTTATCTTTGCGCCACTCACCCTTCTCCACCCTCTCTTTCACGTTATCAGCGATCATCTGCATGATGTGTTGATCAGGTCGTAGCTTTGCCCATGCTTTCCTGGCCGCCTCCTTACCTGCTTTGCGTGGATAAAAACGCCAGAATGAATCAAAATCGCCTATATTATTAACTGTAATATTAGATGTAGTATTAACTGTATTATTATCTCTCAAGTTTTCTTGTATAGGGTGTCCAAGTTTTCTTGTAGGGGTATGTAAGTTTTCTTGTATACCCTCCCCAAGAATTCTTATATACCTATTAAGGATATGTTTACTACCCTCTTTGTAGTTCATCTCCACTGTGATGTGCCCAGCATCCTTGAGGTTCCCTATCCAAGTCGAGATAGATGTCTTGCTCACATCATACAGGTCAGCGAAGTATTGATTGCCAGCCCAGCAGTATCCTTCCTGATGGCACAGTGCAGTGATCTCCCCAAACAATAACTTGGCGTTTGGCGTTAACTGCTGGTCATACCTCACAGTCGCTGGGATGATGGCGTAGTACGCTGGCTTGTCCATCACTCACCAGCCGCGATGAACTCGGATACCTTCACACCAAACATGTCAGCTAGTTGTTGCAGTGTGGCGCAGCTTGGTGAGCGGTGGCCGTTGCGAATTAAACTTATAGTGGATGGGTGCAGCTTTGACTCCCGGCTGAGATCAGCCTGGATAAACTGCTGGGATTCCATAAAGTGATTGATGCTTTTGTTGATGTCCATCTTGCTCTCCTGTTGAGTGAGCTTGCATCATAGCCATCATAAAATTAATTTGCAACAAAAGTTTGCATTGCGTCACAACATGTGTAAAATGAACAGCACACACACAAAGAGGAATGATTATGTACAACTATGAATCCCCCCAACGCACTGGATCTCCGTGCGATGACCAAGACCACACACTGCAAGCATTATTCGACAGCATGACTGACTACGAGCGTGGAGAATACGACTACATCCACCATCACGATGCTGCTGATGGAGAATCTGAGGAGTACAACCGAGGATATGGTGACGCTTACGCGGCTGCTGAATGCGCCACCTTCAAAACAATAAACCAAATGTTAGGAGAATAACCATGAAGATAGATAAAAACATCCCAATCCCTGGCGTTCTTGACGCTAAATCTGTTGCTAAGAAGATGCGGCATGGCGACTCTGTGCTGCTTAAAGACCACAAAGAAGGTCATTACTTCCGTTATTACGTGGACATCTGCGAGGGCTTTAAGGCTGTTGGACGTGCTGAGAAGAAAGGCTACCGCATATGGAAGGTGAAGTCATGAGCGTCTGGAAAACTCTGTCAGCTATCGACTGCTCTAAACATGTTGAGAAGAAGGGCAACCTATCCTACCTATCATGGGCATGGGCATGGCAAACGCTGATGGAGCATTACCCTGATTCAAGCTATACATACTGCCCTCCTTCCTTTCTTGAGAATGGCACTTGTGAGGTCAACGTATCAGTCACAGTGAAGGATAAAACACACTCTATGTGGCTTCCGGTCATGGAAAATAGAAACAAAAGCATTGCTAACCCTACTACCCGCGACATTTCTGATGCCCGTATGAGAGCACTCGTCAAGTGCATCAGCATGCATGGATTAGGCATTTACCTATATGCCGGCGAAGACTTGCCAGCCGCAGTACAGGATGCTGTCGTGACGAGTGAGCAAGCAGCACAACTCAAGTCACTGCTGGAGATTACTGAGTCAGATGTTGAGAAGTTCTGCCAGGTATTCAAGTGCAGCACTGTTGACCAAATGAGGGCGGTGCAGTTTGATCAGGCGCTTGGAATGCTGAAACAGAAAGAGGACAGGTCGTGAACCTGATATGCCCATCGTGCGATGATGCGCTAGGCGTAAGCTGGGCTGAAAGTGAAGACTTAAATTATGAGTACAAACTTGAAGGCAGTTGCGTTGATTGCTATATAGATGTCATTGCATATGTGCCCACTCAACGTTACGTCAAAGAAAATGATGCGATAATAAGTGAGCAGGTGCGTAACCAATGCAGATTTTAACCTGTGAGCAAGGCACTGAGGAATGGCTGGACGCTAGATTAGGAAGACCTAGCGCCAGTCAGTTCCATAAACTAATCACCGCTACTGGCAAGCCAAGCTCCTCTGCTGATGGTTACATCAACACCCTGATCGCTGAAAGGATATTGGGGTACTCGGAGCCTGTATTTGTGTCCGAATGGATGACCAGGGGCAATGAGTTGGAGCCAGATGCACGGGCAATGTACGAACTGATTACCGATACTGAGGTCGAGGAGGTAGGATTTATCCTTGATAACTCAGGTGAGTTTGGCTGTAGCCCTGATGGTTTGGTGGGAGAGGGTGGGGTAGAGTTCAAGTGCCCCGCACCCCACAATCATATAGAATGGAGCCGCAAGGGAGTGTGCCCATCAAAGCATTATGCTCAAGTCCAAGGGTGTATGTGGATAACTGAGCGTGATTGGTGGGACTTCATGTCCTATCACCCAGAGATGAAACCCTTTATCGTTCGAGTTGAGCGCAACCAAGAGTTCATCGACAAGCTGGCCGAACAGGTTATACTGGCCGTTACTGAAATTATTTCCGAAGTGAGGAATCTAACATGAGTATAAGTGTAACAGGTAAATTGAATAAAGCAGCGCATCAGTTTGACGCTGGTGAGAGCAAGGGTTTTGGTGTGCGGATTGGTGTTAAGTTTTATAACCGCGAGACAAAAAGCGATGAGTACACTAACTATGAGGCTGCTGTATTCGCCAGAGGTGACAAACAAATAAGTTTTTATAGCAGCGTGTTGGTTGCGGGTGCTGTTGTTGAGGTCAAAGGCACAGGGTGCCAGATCAAGACGTTCCAAGGAGATAATGGCCCTGTGAACAGCATTGCAATTCTTGATTCAAAATTAGGTTATGTGTTTGCCCCAGAGACTGCCGCCCCGCAGTCTAACGCTGCCTCTACCGCTGCACCAATCACTGAAGACATACCGTTTTAGCCAAGGGAGTTTCCTCGCCCTGTGTAGCAGGTCTGGCCCACCTGTGGCAGATAAACGGGCCATTAACTACAGGTAATTAAATGATGAATATATGCGAATATTGTGAAGAAGGGAAGGTAGAAACCAAAAAAGCACAAATATATTGGAAGCATAGCTCGCGTTGCCTTGAGTGCGGCGGCACTGGAAACTTTTATTTGTCAGAAGGAGAGTACGGGCCTTGCGATTGCGGCTACAGCGTTGGACCTTGGTTCATGTGCGATGTTTGCGAGTATTGCGGACCAAGAATAAACAAAAGCAGGAAGATATCATCAAGCAGGGTTCGCTCTCATTTACGGTTGATGGTTATAAAAAAAGAACCGAAAATCATAAGTAGAATGGAGTCTTTATTTGTTCCTGGCATGGGGTGGGATAATAGAAAAGAATGGCACATAGATCACATCAGGCCAATAAAGTCATTTTTGGACAGTGGCATTACTGACGTAGAGATTATAAATCACCCGTCAAATTTACGGCCTTTGTGGGCTAAAGATAATTTGGCAAAGGGTTCGAGCTATATCAAACATGGTATGTAATGGATGAGCCGAATACATTTGTGACCATCCGTAGAGTCTTTATAATAGCGGCTCATTGGATATGGGTGGTGGTTAAAGTGTTGATTTATATGATAGTATTCGTGATCTGTGGGCTATG